ATCTACTGAATAGAAGGCAACAGAATAGATAATTAGTGCTTTATATTCAAAAGGTTAATAGCAAATTTGGCATGCTTTTTACTGTCTAGTAAACAGCATGCCTCTATCCATAAAATCAAACAGTTGCAATCTAATTTTGGAGAACGTTTTTTCTTCTCCCTTTTAGCAAATCGCTATAAAAAACAACAAATGGTATAAAAATGAGCAATCCTAATCCATGCATGACGGACTGGAGAAAGTATTCGCAAAAGTTAAAATCAACAGTCTGTTGATTTTGAGATATAACTCTCTTTTCTAATATTGACACCTTGGCTTTGCTGGTTGTTAAAATTAGCTTGTTGATTAGTAGTATGGATAGAACTTACTCTGTTATTTACTTCTAAAAATGGAATTTATCAATGCTTCCTACATCGCAATTACGACCGACCGGGACATTCTGCTCCTATTCCGCTGAAACATCAGCAGGCATCAAAAGCGAAATCACACCAATTCAGATAGAAGAAGCGCGGGCCAGTGGTCGTTTATATATCAAAGATTGTGATATTGAGTATCTGCCACAGTTACCAAACGAAATAACATCAGTTACAATCGAAAACTGCAACAACCTGACAATCCTTACAGGATTGCCGGTTAATACACAAAACCTCTCCGTCATTAACTGTGAAAAATTACAAATCACAGACATACCATCGACAGTAAAAAATCTACATATTGAATTAACTGATTCACCATTTATACACATCATACCTGAAGGCATCGAATGCCTGACGGTTTGTCGCTGCCATATATCTGGAGTGCCAGAGAGCGTCCGCTACCTTGAGATAAAAGGTAGCGCCACAGACAGCATAAAAAATGTTCCAAACGGGTTATCATCTCTCAGCATCAATAGCTATAACCCGGAGAATCAGGCCAGAATTGACAACCTGATATCACCGTCACTGCAGACGCTATCGCTGACTGGATGTAGCAATATTATACTGCCGGAGATACTTCCGGAGAGTGTGACATCGGTAACCATTCATGCGGAGCAGAAAACCACGTGGAACATCGGTGTTGAAGGGATGCCTGATGGGCTGGATCTTGATTTACAAAATGTACTACTCTCTCCAGATGTAGTTAAAGCAAAAAACATCACCTTTCAGGGCAACGCTCTGGATGTGGCCTTACACTTTCGCGAGGGAGACATTGTCTATGGACTATCTTCACCCAGAGAAAAACTTGTCAACAGCATTAAACTAGTTAACGACTTTTCCAAAAAAGATATTATAACTCAGAATACGTTAACAAACGCAGTATGGGACCCCAGAACACCTCGCAAATATAAGCAAGATCCACTGATCAAAAGAGCATTAAATGAACACGAAAGAGGGATAAAATTTAAACAACACCTAAAGAGCCACAATAATTATAATGTCACCATGGCCGACCTTTCCGTATACAATCGCGACAAATTATGGGCAAAAACAAGCAAGGCCGGCCTGGAGTTTCAGACATTAACACGCAACAAAACGGTTATTTTTTGTGCTGACGAGATTGTCAACTCACTCAAACTCATTGCTAATAAGTCAGATGGTTATGGTCAGAGTATTACTGCCAGCGAATTACGATGGATTTATCGCAACAAAGACAACGACCAGATAATGAAAAACATAAAGTTTTACTTGCGTGGGAAAGAGATACCAGCAGAAAAAATATTAGGCGCACCAGAGTGGAAAGACTACAAACCCAAATACTCTGGAGCCACATATAAGTATTCTTAATGATACCTACTCACAACGAAAGAACACAAAACAATATATCGTAGTTCAAAGGACAAAGCACGATGCCATTTTCAATCAAAAACATATTTTCAAATTCAAAAGGAAGCTACCCAGAAATATCCGGACCTGTGCAGGACAAGCCAGTATCGAAGAATTGTACACTAACCTCAACAACATGCTCTATGAATGACTACACAGTATTCAGCAGAAAATCCTGCACTTTTGACATGCGTCCACCCGGAGCAGGAGACAGAACACCACAATTAAAACTCTCAGCATCTGAACTCATATGGCTATCTAAGACAATAGATACAGAGAGGAATAACATAAAAGAATAGTAACCACTTACTAGGGAACACAAAAAGCCGCAGGCCCGAAACATCTGATTGCAAGCAACCACCTCCCGTGGAGGTGGTAAAATGGAGCCGGACTCCGGTTTTGTGAAGCTGTCGAGTTACTTCATCCCGCCAATATTTTCCCACGTCCCGTCACCACGCAGAATTTGCAGCGGTCTTACCACGCACTGTATCTGCTTTTTATCCGCATCCAGTATCACCACCTGCGTGATTACCCTGTCCTGCTCCGGGATAATGCCATTCTCATCGGACTCCAGAATGTCTGCCGGTCCCAGTCGCAGCTGTGCTGTAAGCGACTGCACGTGTTCACGGCCATCATGCTTTCCGCAACCACACATACGCTGCATAAGTTTTTTAGTATGTTCATGTCATTCGTAAGCGACTCGTCAGAACCGTATTGATATTTACTGAGAGCTCAGATCAACTTTCCAGGGCAACAGATCGCGTACCCGGTTTGCCGGCCAGTCCTGGATATGTTCAATGACGTAACGCAGCCACTTTTCTGGCTCCACATTGTTCAGACGGCATGTGCCGATCAGCGAGTACAACACCGCCGCATGTTCACCACCGCTGTCGGAACCCGCGAACATCCAGTTTTTCCGGCCTACGGCCACTCCCCGTAAGGCGTTCTCTGCGATGTTGTTGTCGATTTCCACCCAGCCATTACTGCAGTACACGTTCAGTGCATCCCACTGTTTCAGCAGGTATGCGAACGCTTTTGCCGTATCTGAGTGACGCGACAGTGTTTTCATCTGTTGCTGTATCCAGTCATACAGTGACTGCATCAGTGGCGCGGCTCTGGCTTTTCTGCCGCCAGACGCTGTTCTGCTGAACAGCCCCGGACCTCTGCCTCGATGGCATACAGTTCACCGATACGCTGCAGGGCTTCCGTGGTGATGTAGGTGGGCGCTCTTGCATGCACATCGTGGATTTTTCTCCGGGCATGAGCCATACACGCGGCTTCCGTTATTCTGCCGGATTCGTATAACGCCCGGTAACCACCGTAAGCATCGGCCTGAAGCACACCGCTGTAACCGGCCAGGTGATTTTGTGGATGGATACCTTTCCGGTCCGGACTGTACGCGAACCAGACCGCCGGGGGCATCTGTGAACCGGCGTTACGGTCATCACGGACGTAGACCCACAGCCGGGCTGTCCGGGTTTTACCGCTGCCCGGCTCCTGGACCGGGACGGGGATATCATCAGCATGGACTTTACCGGGCATCAGCACATACTGGCGCAGGACGTCATACAGCGGCTCCAGCAGTTCAGCAACAGCACCTGTCCAGCGCCCCAGTGTGGCACGGCTCAGCTCCACTCCCTGACGACGGTATATTTCTGACTGGCGGTATAACGGCAGATGGTCTGCATATTTCCCGGTGACAACATGGGCCAGAAGCCCCGCTCCGGCATAACTGCGTGCAATGGGTTTTGAAGGTACTGGTGCCTGCACGATATGGTCGCACCGGCAACAGGCCTGTTTCGGACGTTGTGTTTCGATAACCTTAAAGGCGCTGCTGATAAGCTCCAGTTGCTCTGACACATCACATCCCAGAGAACTGAGTTCACCACCACAGGCAGGACAGCATTCCTCTTCCGGCCGGATAACCCGGGTTTCACGGGGAAGTGAGGCCGGTAACGGTTTACGGGCTGAAGACTGGCGCAGGGCGGATGGCAGTACCGGGTCATATTGCTCACCCAGCGTTTCCGCCATTTCTTCCTGAAGTGCGCTGATTCGCTCCTGTGCTTCCTGTATCTGCCGTTCGGTTTTTGCACGAAGTTTTTCTGAGCTTTTACCGAACTGCATACGTTGCAGTTTCGCAACCAGCGCCTTCAGCCGGTTGATTTCGGAAGCATAAGCCGCCACCCGCTGTGAGAGCAGGCGGTTGTATTCAGCCATCTGGCGGATGGTGTCCTGTTGCGTCTGCAACAGTGCCCGCAGGCGGGCGTTCTCATGAGCAAGTGAGGTGTCCATATCCTCACTTTACAACGGGTTATATGCGGATTCCAGCGCGTTCCGTTCGTTTCGGGTGCTTCCAGTTGATACCTTCAAGAAGCATGGATAACTGAGCCGGAGTAAGGTGCACCTTGCCGTCACGGGTGACTGGCCAGACGAAGCGGCCCCGCTCCAGGCGTTTGGTGAAGAGGCACAGTCCGTCACTGTCAGCCCACAACACTTTTATCTGGTCACCCCGGCGTCCGCGGAAGATGAACAGGTGTCCGGAGAACGGGTCATCCTTCAGGACGTTCTGAACTTTTGATGCCAGGCCGTTAAAGCCATTTCGCATATCGGTGATACCTGCAACCAGCCAGATACGCGAACCTGCAGGGAGAGATATCATCAGTGGCTGCTCCCTTTTATTTCGCGGATAAGTGTCTGTAATAACGCCGGCGTCAGTTTACCTTTAAGCCTGAGAGTTCCGGCCGGCAGAACCAGCTCACAACACAGACTGTCGGACGGTGTATTTATCTGCTCTGGTTCCTGTGCGGGGGCCGGGATTTTATTATCCGGCTCCGGCGTTAACGTCACGGGAAGCAGTGCCGGCATATTTTTTCCGGAAGGCAGCAGGCCACCTTTCCGGTATTGATGGCGCCAGTTGAAGAGCAGGTTATCGTTGATTCCGTTTTCCCGGGCGATCTGCGCCACACAGGCTCCGGGCTGCAGTGACTGCTCCACTAAGGCGATTTTAAACTCATAAGGGAAGTTGGGCCGCCGGGGACGTTTTTTTACCACGGGGGCTTCGGATATAACGGTGCTTTCAGGACGTACGACTGGTACCGTGGAAAATTGTCCGTAAAGGCAGGCATCAAGTTCCTGCTCCGACATGCCTGCGGGCAAAGGCCACGAAAGGCCAGCTCTCCGAAAGCGCACGAACATACTACAAACTGTTGATTTTGGTACACCCAGGCGACGCCCGGCCACAACCCGGGGGTAAATGTTCTTCAAAGTGAAGACGTAAAGCTTCAGTGATCCAGGTCCGGTGTTTCATACGATAGTGTCCATTAAAAATGATGGACATTATTTTTGTAGAGCCGGAGGAAACAGACCAGACGGTTTAAATGAGCCGGTTACGACTTACTTGGCTTTAGTCCCGGAGTGTTGCCAGGAGTATCTTTATTATCTCGTCGGCGTTGATCTGGTTTTCCTGTCGATTTAGCAATTGGTTTTGGACCAGGTTTAAGACCCATGATAGTTATCCTTTTGAGATGTAAGAGGGAAGCCCTCAACATTGGTATATTGGATACTGAGAAATTTTTCAATGGGAGTGATAAACGGCCGAATGATTAACTCGATATTGTGATCAACGTCTGTTTTTTGCACACTGTAGACTGACTCTTGGAGCAGAAGGTTGCTCTGAGCGAGGAATGGACAGTTACACTCATCACCAACGCCAATAGCCTCATTACGCGTATAAAGCTGTATTAATCATTGGGGAGCAGTTTAATGCGGGATTTTCGACTTATGGACTTGATTCAGGTGTCAAAATTAAAATGAGCAGTGTAAGGACAGACAAGTTCATTAGGTATGGTTTTGCGGTTGTGGCGATAGTTGCCATACTCATTACTACTATCACAACCCCCAATCCCACACCTTATCAATATATAGTTTACCGAATAGTTCTGGTTCTGGCTGCCGGATGTATTGGTGCAGTTCTGCCTGGTTTCCTTGAAGTAAAATTTAATGGGTGGTTAAGAGCATCTGGCGCAGTGGCGATCTTCGCTATAGTGTTTTTCATAAGCCCAGATTTGCTTCAACAAAATCCTGAATCTGCAAGTAAACCTGTACCGCCTACTGTGATTGATGCATATGCCGTTAATAGTTCCAATCGCGACAGATACCTCGAATTATTTCGAACAGGACAGTTCGGTCAGCGGGACAAGCTGCGCATCGGTTGTGTTGAGTGGAGTGAATCATCGTGCGTGGCTGCTGGTAATTTTTTGCGATTGTTAAGCGAAGCTGGCTGGGAAATCGATTCTGACGCTGTATTCAGAATGCAACCATCCGTGCCAGTTGAGGGGGTATCGATTGTAAGCCGTGGCGATGATCTGGTCGGTTTGCCAAAAGTACCACCCCACATGGGCCGTTGGAGTCGATCAGACATTAGTTATGAAATTTTGACAGCGGCATTTAAATTGATGGGAGTTCCGGTTTATTTTTCCAGTGACCCGACATTACAACCAGGTACTACCGGAGTGTACTTTGGACCGAAACCGAAACTGGATGCACCAGTCATGCAAAAAGATGAGAATGTGCGACGTGAGCTTCTCCGCTACGTCGGTTTGGGAATGACTATTCAGCGAGCCTGCTCTCAGCAGCCCGTCGAACTTTGTGGGGGTGAAATCTTTTCCTGGGAAACGTCGGTATCTTCGTTCCTAAGGCAGCAGAGATTCAACTCCGATGCCGTAAACAGATGGCTTGCCTTGCCGCAGGTTAATGCGGCTTCGGCAACTGCAGACATGAAAATAAAGCTAGATTTGTTAATGTCATTTGTTCTGGGCATCGAGTAACTATACCTCTTGCGAGGATGATTGAGCGTCTAATGGACCAGCTTAGCCGTTAGCGCTATTTGTTTACGTAAGCCTGTGGAATCCAACTAGTGCTTCTACGATGCGTTGTTTGGTGAAAAAAAAGTGTTGAAGCACTGGTTTTAGACAACTAAAGCCACGATTTGCTCATGCGTCGAAAATGTAGTCGTCTACTGTGTAGCACGGAGGCGATATTCGTACGCTTACACTTGCCGATAGGCCACTGGGGAGTGTTCTTGGCACTAAGCTGCCAGGCCCGAAGGTCTGCTATGAGCGAGGGGCTGACATTCCTATTGGCATTCGGTGTGAGTTATCGGGGGCGGTCATGCGGCATACTTCCGATACAGGCGTTTCCAGCTCTGCCTGTTTCAGGGTTATATTAATCTGCTTTAGAATTAATCGTGGCTTTAGCATCTGCACATCGTGCTGGAGAAACCTGAGTGAACTAAATCATATTCCCTTTCTTCAGCTAATCAATTGATAGTTATGCGGAAAAAGTTACTTTGCTTGTCAATAATCCATTTCACATCCGTTAATCCAATGCTATGCGTCTTCGCATTAATCTGGAAAGGTAGTAAGTGAAATAAAAACTTAGCCAATGACTAATATCTGAGGATACTTTGTCATGAAAAGTATGCAATCAAAAACGGGCTCTCCACTCGTTCGAACTGAAGCCGAGCTAGAAAGCCGGCTTACTTCAGCACTAAACATAGCATTTCCTAACATTCCTCGCGAAGATCTTATCGAACAGCGCCATTTTACCGTTCGGCTAGGCCATGGAACTTACAAAATAGATAGCGCCGCACACTGGAAAAAATACGGGCGAGCGGATGTTTTGATCTTTCATCGGGAGAGACCACTTGCGGTTATTGAACTGAAACGTGAAGACCTGACACTGACCCATGATGATTATGAACAGGCTCAAAGCTACGCTAACCAGTTAACACCACGTCCGCCTCTCGTTGTAGTTACGAACGGTAAAGATACGCGCGTTTATGACTCAAGTAATGGACAACAGTGGTCGGGTGGACAGGATGCCTCGGCAGCGGTAAACAAGATGCTCGCCAATTCTGCAAAGTTGGCGGCGGCTGACATGCGCTGGGCTATTGAAGCCTTGATGGGGCGAGAAACTAATGCTTGGGTGCCAGCTGTGCGAGAAGAAACAGCCCGGCTGCTGATTGATATAACTGATCAGCCTGGGCATTCAGAACATCCATTTGCCAACAACCTACTTTTTCCTCGCAAAATCACGTCTCTTGTAATTGAATCTGCTGTGATGGGTACAGCTTTCACTATCATTGAGGGTGATGCACAAAGCGGAAAAAGCAGTTGCCTCCGTGAAATTTCGCTAAAAACGGAAAGTAGCGATCTTTTGGCTGTCCTGATGTTACGAGGTTCCGGACCAGGACTATTTCAGGCTCTGGCCAATCTTTTTGCAGCTGAATTTGAATGGAATTTAACCTCAAATGATGCACGTAACTGGTTAAGACGAATGTCTAACTGCACTGAAGGTCCATCGCTTATGCTTGCTATCGACGACGTTGAACCAGGCTCCCAAATGGCTACTGATCTTGAGGAACTTGCGGGTATACGTTTTGGCAACAGGCTGGTGGTTGTTCTGACGACCTATCATGCCAACGCGTTACTGAAAAATCCAAACGGACGAACTCCGTCTGCAATTGGTAGCCGGTCGAAGGTATTTAAAACATCGCCTATGTCCCTAGATGAATTTAAGCTGGCGCAACAGATTCTCTCGGACCAGCGGATAGTTTTTCAACAGGGAGCAGAATACGCCGATGACTACCGCTCGCCTTGGGTTCTTCGCACTATTTATGATGACATTGTGCGCAATCATCAATACCAGAAAACGGATCTTATCGCCTATCTTCCTCCATCACCCGGTATGGAACTTATAGATGCTGCGCAAAAGAGCTATGAGAGTCAGTATGATCTTCTTCGTTATTATCGGGTTCTTGCACGCTGCGCACTAGCTGACACAAACTCCCACTCAGTAGAATTAATGTTTGCTAAAGCGAATGGATTTGTCGTGCGGTATGACGCACTTTCTGACGAAGCTCGTGGTGTAGTGAATGAGTTAAAACATATGGGGGCAGTTCGTATTTTTCGCCTTTCAGGATGGGAAGATGTTGTGGTGCCGACAGTTCCCGCAGCTTACCTTCTGGAACTGTCGGATGCTGTTTGTGATGAACTGGTTTTACGGGCAGAACAAGACCCTCAAGACGCCGGGGCTTGGCTTGGCGAACGGCTAGACGCCACTTATCTTGGAGATATGATCGGTGCTCAAGCCATACGCCGTATGGCAGCTAAAGAGAGATATTTCAGCTTTGGAATTATTCAGGGCCTTCTCAGCATTGAGCCATATAAAGAACCTATAAAAAACGGATTGTTTACTTTAGCCATGCCAGACAACCAACAAGTCAATCTAAAGATTGAGGATGGATTAGCGTGGATTTCTAAACACGGGGATGATGCAAAGAGTGTTCTGGTGAATTTAGAGGATCAAATCCCAAAGGTCATTTCTAAATCAACCAGTTGGATGATACTCGGGCAACTAGCGAAACTGCCGTCAGCAGAGGTGGGTGACGATGATCAGCGTATAGACGCCTATATTTTACTGAGCATTGGGCGCTGCCCATTTCCTCTAATTCGCACGAATATAGAAGGATTGCCTTACTTTGAGCATAATTTTGGCGATCAGGGTGATGTTCTTTGCCTAGAAAAAGCGTCTATTGAAGTTGCTACTCAGGCGATGGCTGATTTATTTTCAGCCCCATGGCTCTATGCGGACCAGTGGGTGGATACAGCTATCGCGACCGGTTCTATACATTTACTGCATCGTTTGTTTGCTGCTTTAAACACAGTGATATTGCGTAGAATACCCGTGCAATCCGACTGGGCTAATGAAGCACTTAATCAACGTGTCTCACCAGCCCTTAAGGAAGCCATACGATCATTATCTTCGTGACTAAGCAATGGGATTTTAATACATAACGAGCATCTGTCCACGCAAGTTAACAATTGCCTTGGCTCGATATTTTGGTTTCTAGTGCATATATGCTGATCTTCTCTTCGTTGATCTGATCTTACCCACCAATAGTGGACACAGGACTAAGTGAGTAAACTCTCAACCAGAGGTGACTCATGACAAAACCAGTATCAATCAGCAAGAAGCCCCGTGAACAACATTCGCCTGAATTTCGTAACGAAGCCCTGAAACTCGCTGAACGCATCGGTGTGGCCGCCGCAGCCCGTGAACTCAGCCTTTATGAATCTCAGCTTTATGCCTGGCGCAGTAAACAGCAGCAACAAATGAGTTCGTCAGAGCGCGAAAGCGAACTGGCCGCTGAAAATGTCCGCCTTAAACGACAACTGGCGGAGCAGGCTGAGGAACTGGCCATCCTCCAAAAGGCCGCGACATACTTCGCGAATCGCCTGAAATGAAGTATGTCTTCATCGAAAATCATCGGGCAGAGTTCTGCATCAAAGCGATGTGTCGTGTACTTCGGGTTGCCCGCAGCGGCTGGTATGTCTGGCTCAGGCGTCGTCACCAGATGAGCCTTCGCCAACAGTTTCGGCTCACCTGCGATGCCGCTGTCCATAAGGCATTCTTTGAGGCAAAGCAGCGATACGGTGCTCCCCGCCTTGCTGACGAACTGCCGGAGTTCAATATTAAAACCATTGCCGCCAGCCTGCGTCGTCAGGGGCTGCGGGCGAAAGTTCAGCCCGGTCAGCTACCGTGCACATGGCCTGCCCGTATTGGAGAATCTGCTGGAGCAGGACTTCAGCGCCAGAGGCCCGAACCAGAAGTGGGCGGGTGACATCACGTACTTGCGTACCGATGAGGGCTGGTTGTATCTCGCAGTAGTCATCGACCTGTGGTCACGCGCCGTCATTGGCTGGTCGATGTCACCGCGAATGACAGCACAACTGGCCTGTGATGCACTACAAATGGCGTTGTGGCGGAGAAGACGCCCGGAAAGCGTCATTGTTCATACGGACCGTGGTGGTCAATACTGTTCAGGGGATTATCAGGCGCTGCTGAAGCGACACAACCTGCGTGGCAGTATGAGTGCGAAAGGCTACTGTTATGACAATGCCTGTGTGGAAAGCTTCTTTCATTCGCTGAAGGTGGAATGTATCCACGGGGAACGCTTTAGCAGCCGGGAAATAATGCGGGCAACGGTGTTTAATTATATCGAGTGTGATTACAATCGCTGGCGTCGTCACAGTGCCTGTGGCGGTCTCAGCCCGGAACAATTTGAAAACCATAATCTCGCTTAGGGCCGTGTCCACATTACGTGGGTAGGATCAATTTTCCTGATGACCCCATCGACATAGTATTTTTTCAAAGCAAGAATTGCCTTCTCGCTATGTATTCCTGATAGCTTGATCAGGATATCAAAGTCTCTTTCAGATATATTCCCCTTTGTCATGTGTCACTCCATGAATCAAATTTCATAGTAATCAATCTTTCTTTGATCGACTTATAGATAATAAGATCAGAAATGATAAAAAAGTAACGCATATTTCTTCTCGTCATGTCTACTTATAAAATTCAAATGAACTAACCTGAACTACTTACACTGGAATATCATTATATTGGAATAATTATAAAACTGAACAAAATGGTCAATGTAATCTGGTTAATTTATAAATATTTACATTGCGTGATGATATTTAATTCCAGTGTTAAGTAATGTCACATGCCTATTATTGGTTACTACTTTGTAGGTGTTTTGGTTCGGCGTTAATATCATTGGTCATAATCACCTGTGAAAGTTTATTCTTGAAATGTTATAGGTATATTACTTGCAATTAAAAATGAGAAATTTATTATTATTGTGTTTTGCAAATATAATAATTAAAAATTTATTATAAATTATGATTAGAATTGACAATATAAAAGAATAATAAAACTCAATATGAAAATAATTATCATCTGGTTTGATACTTTTGCTGTTGATTACAGGAATAAAGTGTCAGAATAATATTGTTATTGGGTAAAAAAAGCCTCCACTATATGTGGAGGCAAACCCTTAGATAGTTCTATTGAGGCAAGTATGTTATAAATCTGCCTTATCTTTTATAGCATATAAAGATATGTATGCTATATTTTTTTTGAAGAAATTTTTCCAGAAATTACAGTAATACAAGAAATATTAACTGGTGTGATTTTTGGATGTTTAATAAGTACAGTGTACTTATATTTTTGTAATAAAGATGAACGCGTCCTTTAGATAAACTGAAAAATATTAAGCATGTCTCATGTGGTTTTCTGAATCAAAACTCTTTTCAGTCTTTGATTTTTTGTTAAAAACAGGTTTATTGCAAGGGTGTTGTTGTGAAATGTGTTTTGGTGTCGTTGTGATTTTATGGTGATAATGTGAATTTTTATCCTTTCAAGATGGCTCCCTGGACGTTAAATACAGTGGAAATTTATATTAAGATATAAATATAACTATTGCGTTATTTAAATTATTGTCTATTACAGCTCCAGTTAATAGAGCCTGAAGTAATTTCTTAGTATTTCATCATAAGCGTTTATCTATCGTCTCTTTCTAAATTAACCGGTCGTATTACAAGGTGCTGAATCTGATTAAGGAATGATACTTAGGGGATTATGGCTGACTTAATAATTAGATAACTGATAAATGACTATCAGGGGGATATCGTTAAGTCAGCCTTTAAAATCAAGCGATTATATAGCTGGTGACTCTTTTCGAAGAGCATCAAGGTAGTCAGCGTACCATTGCATCATTTCTCGTCTTCCTTCAAGGTAACGAGCATGGTTGTATGTACCACGAATGCTGTTTTTGTCCGTATGTGCAAGTTGCATTTCAATCCATGCACTATTGAATCCTTGCTCGTGTAGAACAGTACTCATTGTATGACGAAATCCATGCCCGGTAGCTTTTTTGTCATAGCCAATCTTCTTCAAAACCATATTGACGCTTGCATCGCTGATAGGCCTGTTAACATCATTTCTTCCGGCAAAGATGTATCTGTATCTTCCAGTCAGTTCTTTGAGGATTTGCAGAGACTGGATTGCCTGATCTGACAGAGGGACGATATGCTCCTTCCTCATTTTCATCCGGGTCGGAGGAACTTCCCATATCTTTTGGGTAAAATCGATCTCACACCATTCCCCCATACGTAATTCTACTGTTCTCAGCCCTGTGAGCATCAACAATTTTGTAGCTTCACGGGTTACAATACTGCCGGTTTAGTTTTCGAGTTTGTATAAAAACTCTGGTAGTTCAGGAGGAAGCAGGAAAGGGTAATGTGTTCGCTTATAGCTTTTCATTGCTATAACCAGATCAGAAGCTGGATTGTATCGTGCCCGACCTGTAACAATGGCATACCGAAACACTTCACCACATCGTTGGCGAACTTTATTAGCTAGCTCGCAGGCTCCTCGGCTTTCGATACGCTGAAGAACTGCGAGAAGTTCAAGAGGTTCGATTTCACTAATGGGTCTGTTTCCAATGTAGGGAAACACATTATTTTTGAATGCTCTGTCGACATAATCAGCGTAGCTGGCAGACCAGCCTGAAACTTTTGCGTTGTACCACTCGGTGGCGATTGCGGCAAAAGTTCTTCCTTCGGAAAGGTTTTTCTCAAGATTTTCAGCTTTCTTGACTTCACCGGGATCTTTACCATCGGCATGTATTTTCTTGGCTTCATCCCGACGTTTGCGAGCTTCAGCCAATGTAATAGTTGGATAGGTGCCAAATGATAGTTTCTTTTCCTTCCCCGCATAGTGGTACTTCATTCGCCAGTACTTTGAGCCGTTAGGATTGACCTGAAGGTAGAGCCCACCACCATCGGCAATCTTATAAATTTTATCTTTGGGTTTGGCTGTTTCAACTTGTCGAGCTGTCAGTGGCATCTGGGGGCCTCGCAATAGATTGACCAAGATGTGCCCCTAAATAGGCCCCCAAATGTGACTTGATTTACGTTCCCCTGAGGAGAATTAAGGCGACTATTTGAGTAACATAAGTAAGGGTATATGCTGATTATAAAGGCTTTTTGTGGGGTATGGTAGATTTCAGGAGAGGTGTGCATGGTGTCCCCTGCAGACATCTACTTAGAGTGGCAGGGGATTGATTAGAATGGTATTTTTTAGATGTGAGAAATATTTTACCCGCTATTTTACCCATTAGCGCGGCTTAAGAGCTTATTTTTGAATTCACAATGGTCACGATATAACCATCTTGCTCGACCGTGGATAACTTTGGCTTTAGGCAGGTCGCCGGACTTAATCCGGTCGTAGATGAAGGTTTTACCAAAGCCAGTATCAGCCATGATGAATTTCAAATCAACCAGTGAATCAGGTTGTAGTTCGTGTTGCATGAGTGCTATCTCCGAATAGGGAATCGAACCTGCAAATCAGGCAATAAAAACCGCCATCAGGCGGCTTGGTGTTCTTTCAGTTCTTCAATTCGAATATTGGTTACGTCTGCATGTGCTATCTGCGCCCATATCATCCAGTGGTCATAGCAGTCGTTGATGTCCTCTGCTTCGATAACTCTGTTGAATGGTTCTCCATTCAATTCACCTGTGACTCGGAAGTGCATTTGTGATTTCCCCAAAAGATGCTTGAGTGCGCTTCTTATTCGATTCGCACACCTGGTATTTCGCCTTTTGAAATGGCTAAGTCATAAATTTGCGCTGCACTATACCCATCTCGCATCCATGAATCTAAGGCGCGAATAGCCTCGCTACGCTTTTTATCTTCTCTTTCATTTTTGATATCAACGAGGACATCAACGCAATTAAGGCATATGTGGATTTTGTCCTTACATTCGATCATGGCAGCTTTACCATGATTTCCGCCACACAGTGAGCATAAATCTTCAGGGTCTGGCTGGTATTTCTGTAACGTTAAAGGGTTGAATGTTGAACAGGCCATAATCATCTCCATAAAACAAAACTCGCCGTAGCGAGTTCAGATAAAAGAAATCCCCGTCAGTGCGAGGATTGTTATTGTCTTTTCTTCGTGCATTTGTCGCACTTTCGGCACCATCCAGATAGGCACATCCGTCCGCAATTAACACATATAGGCCACATCATTTTTCCTCTTTTGGTTTATGAATCTGAATGGTCATGCCGCTTTGAGTGGTGACTACAATGACATAACCAGGCTGAAGACTGTTAAGATTGAATGCTTCGTAAAACGAATCCAAGGCCAGCGCTTTTTTATTCTTTCGGTTCCACCAACGCCATCCCTTGCTACAGGCTACACTGACAATCCACTGCCCACTCCTGTAAGCCATATAAAACCAGATGAGCAAAACCTGAAGGAATGCTATCCAGTCAATAATCGTATATTTCGCGAAGGAGTCCATCACTTCACCTCCTGCTGCGGTGCTGCTGGCATTTCACGCCAGTGCGTAACTGAGTGCGGATCCGGATATTCGGTGCCATCATCCCAGCGATTGCCATTCCACATTGCAGACCACATCTCACCGTCTTCATACATGACCATTACCGGAATTAACTTATCCGGCATTCGCTCACTACAGCATATCCAACCATCCGGAGTTACCGGAGAGTTGCCCGATAGCGCATTACGCAATCGCTCCAGCTTCACGTATTCCTGAACCCTGTTTCCGTCGCATGCCTGAAGCCATTGCGCAGCCTTTTGCGCATCAGTGTGAAAGGCACAAGTGCGACCGTCATCAAATTGCATTTCGTAGAGGTCAGCAACTTGTTCAAACTGCGTATGTTGTGACTTGTAAGTTTGGCTTACAGGTTCGGCACCATGAAGCATGGCGGCGCGGAGTTTCTGTATCTCCCGTGCCATTATTGCGGCCTGACGAGGAGTGAACATATCACCTGCAATAATTCTGTTTAGTTCCTCGTCAGTGAACTCATAATCATCAGGAACATTGTGAACCTCAGCATAAAGTAGGCTTTTTGTAGAAATGGTCATCGTAAAACATCCTCCGCACTTACCAGTCCGTTTCGCAAAAGATAATCCATCGCCCTATCAGGTAATTTGCAATCAGGTTTTGCTTTTTTCAGTTGGCTGACCAATTGTTTAACCAGCATTGTTAATTCGATCACCTGGTAGCGCGGCAATGGTGAATTATCGGATTTGCCCTGACTGTCATCACTGCATGAATGCCCTTCCAGCCAGGCCAATGCTTGTCGCATGAAATACGCAATATGTTTGCCGTGGTAATCGTCTTCATCGATGTGTAAAAGCGATACTGCGGATGTATTCTATTGCATTTTCAATGGCCTCCAACGCTATCGGCGCTGGCGGTGCGGTATAAAACTTCGTCCCCAGCGGCAACAACTTCATCGCTTTTTCTCCCTTAATGATGCGATAAGTTGATTTCCCGCCAAGGTCTACCGTTCCATCCATAACAAGGCCGAGTCGCTTCTCTGAAACCTCACCAATAGGCTCTGCTTCCAGCGATGCCAGAGCAATTCGTGCCAGTTCTTCCGCTTCTTCTGCTGGCAGTACAACGTTGCTACCAGGTCCGTATGTTTTCGCGCCACTGCTTGATTGTCAGTAGTCGCTCTTTGGTAATAGTGGTCATGGGTTATCCTCTTAGCGCCACAACGCGCACTTCTGGGTCAAAAGATGGTGCATTCTCATCTGTAACATCAGCAACATGACCTACAAAGTCGTTATACTCACCCTCTGATTGGTCATAGCCCTGCCAGACCACGACAGCCTCAGGAGGCATTTTTCTGAGCTTGCTGATTAACTGCCTAACCGTCAGCGACATCTCACTCTCCTTTGATGCGAATGCCAGTAGCGCGGATAGCATCG